CGAAGGACGCGCGCGACCTCTGGATTCCAACCGTCATTCGTCGCAAGAACTTCGCAATCGTGCTGGACTGCGTTGCCCATGATCGTCGCAAGGCTATGCCTCAATATGTCTGGCCGATCATAGCAAAATATGGTGACGAAAATCTTCATGGAGATTTAACGATGGATATTTTTAGGTGGCGCGTTCCCTTCGGCTCGCTTGCTCTGAGTTGTTTTAGAGTTTTGTAAACGAGAAGCATCCCATCAGAGTTGCACACAGGTTGTACTTCTACGGGAAAGGGTATATGAGCAGTAAGTTTGTCCCACCGTTGTAATCTCATTGCTACGTAAAGCGGACGTTTCATTTGTCCATCTCAATCATCACGCGACCGGCTTTGCCATCGCGCATGAGCTGGATTCCTTCGTTGATTTGATCGAGCGGTATTCGATGCGTGATGATCTTCTCGTAACCGTAGAAAGTTCCATGCCTGAACATTTCGACGTATCTCGGAATGTCTTTGGCTGGCTCGAATCCACCGGCTGATGTACCGTTCTTTTGCAAGGAAATATATCGTGTTCCGATGGGCTCACTACCAATGGTATCGATTACAATATCACTTAGAACTGGCTGCGTAGAAAAGCGCGTCATGCGCGAATAAAATCGCTCTACGAGTTTTTTTTTGGATTCAACCGAATCAATTCCTACGACTTCCCAAAGTTCAGCCTTTCTCATCGTCAAAGCGAATATAATCGATAGCCCAAGACCGCCGCACCCGATCACAGAAACGACGTCACCGATTTTAGGTTTGGCTTCGTTTTCAACGATTGAGACTGCTGTCGATAGAGCGCAACCAAGTAACGCCGCAAAGTCGTTCGGAATGTCGTGAGGGATCGACGTAACTCGATTTTCGCTCACGATTGAGTATTCCGAAAAGGTTGTTACCGCACCGGATTTAACGTTCCCATAAACCGCGCCATCCACATCACATCCTTCGCCTTTACGCCAGTGCATCACAACTTTGTCTCCGGGTTTAACCGTCGTCACCACATTATCGACTGCTTCCACTACCCCACAACCTTCATGGCCTAGTAGATGTGGCAGATGAGCGGGATCACCTTTTATCCCGTCTATTTCCTGAAGCTGTGAACCGCAAATGCCGGTGCAAATAATTTTGACCAGCACCTGTCCAGGCTGCAGTGGAGGAATTTCAAGATCCCGGATCGCCAATGGTTGACTGATCTGCTCAAGAACCGCGGCCTTCATCGCGCTGCCAGCTTTTTCTCTTTGTATTGACGCACCGCTTCAGTCCAAATTGGACTCATCGGTTCATCCGGAGCTGCGTCCAGCATCGAATGTTTAGGTCCACCGGTTCTGTATTCATCCAGCTTTTCGGGATGCTGGACTCTAGCAAAACCGCAGTTGGCGCAATGCTTATGGAAACCTGTTGCCAGAAGTTCGGCCGTGACGTCCTTTAACCGGATTGCAAGCGGTTCGTAACCAAATAGACGATTGCCCGCGGCGGCTGGAGAACACTCATAGAATCCGTGGTTATTGTAAGCGATTCCGCACATCGAACTTTGATAGCAACCAAGCATATAGTCTTCGCCGGTATCAAGTGCGCTCACGGAGAACGGGACATGAGAACTGACAAGCGGCTTTCCATCCTTCCGGCTATTCTCGGGCGCGACGTTGTGCTTTGCGGCAATTTCCATTCGCTCCGCTACGATTTTGCTGAATCCGTTGGTGCAAACGAAAAGTCGGACGGTAGGATTCGATTTAAGCTGATATTCATGCAGCGCGATACAGATCTCTTCGAACTGTGGATGTAGCGTCGGTTCTCCACCATGCAAGACTAACCATTCCCACGGCCAATTTAACTCCGAGGATTGGTCGAGAAGATCCTGCACTTGTGAAACCGGCATCGTTTCATTACTAGGTGCCTGGGTTATCAGATTAGAGCAATGGACGCAGCGTAGGTTGCAACGGTAGGTAATGTGGATCTCAAGATGCCGAACGTTCGGGATATGACCTGTAGGAATCGCGTTACTCATTCGGATTGAAATATCAGTTCGGAGATGATCTCACCAAGGCCAATCAAAATAACTGCGTTCGCGTCGAAGTATTCGGAATTACCGCCGAGTGCCTCAATTCCTCGTTTCTCGGCTTCCATTAACAGATCACGACCGTTGCTTTTCGGAAGTTCTGAAAGCTTTTTCGTTTTCACATCAGATCCTTGTACTCGACCAGTGCCGTCGAAAATTCGTCGAGATGATCGAGCGCTTTTTCGTATGCCAATCCGATATATTTGGCATCTGGCAAAGAAATCACTGGAAACGAAACAAGTTGTCGTAAAGCTGGACTCAAATCCTGCGTATGCGTTTTTCCAGTGAACAAAGGCTTGTTCCTGTTTCCGACCACAATCCGAAGTATCATCGTTGGGCGAAACTCGCCGTGACTCATGGTTTCGATCTTATCAAGATGATTTACGATTGCGTCGAGAGCGTTGAGGATAAAATCCATGCGCTCAATAAACACCACAGGTTTCAGACCTTTAAGGGAGAGGCCGATGGCAAACCCAACCATTAGATTTTCAGCCACCGGCATCTCGATAAGTTGTGAATCTGAAACATTCTTGAGCGTCCCACCGGCACGCCCGCCAATCTTCACCCCATAACCCACGAACCGAACAAGTGGATCTTGCGCTAGGGATTCCATCGCTTTTGTGAGTTCGTCCCTGTAGGATAGAGCGACAGGAAATTCAGATGTGATCGGGCAGTTCGGACTATCAACGCTCGATGTCATAGCAACCCCTCGCCCTTCAGAACTTCCGCGGCTTCATCGATGGTCGCGCAATGCATCGTGTTCGGACTGAGGTTGACCCTCTCCGGCTCCAAAAGGATGATTCGATGCTTAACGCTCTCCTGATTCCAAATGTTGAATGTAGGCCAACTAGGGCCCGTGCTGACCATCAGGATTGTGTGGCAATAAAGACTTAGTCCGCCAATTTGCGTCACAGAATATCCGAAGCGTTTCGTACTCTGAAGATTCTTCGGGAGATCATCTGTTACAACGACTTTGAAACCTTTTGACGCAATACCGTTCGCCAGAATCGCCAATGCGTATTCATCATATCTTTGAAACTGCCCTGATCCCGGCGGGCTGTTAATTACTAGGACCTCGCAGTCAGTAATTCGGCTTGGACCGAAGCAGGTTTGAATCGCCGGATAATCGAACAGCATATCCTTCGCGCATTTAATCGGATTCTCGACGTTCATCCTATCCGACAGATACGGAAACCACGCTTCCACATGGAACTTTACAAAGTCGAGTCTGTCCGGATGCGAATACCAGAATTGCTTATCTCCCCGCCAAGCATTGATTGAATCACTCGGAGTCGTGTAGTTAAAGTCCTTTAGCTCGACGTTGGGAACATCAGCAACCACGTCCTGAAGCTGTTTCAGGTATTGCCATTGCGCGGCGTGAACGAACTGACGATCAGGATTTGCGAGCGCGACTTTGCGAAGGAAATGCAGATGCACAAGATTGTCGCCAAGGTGATAGGCGTTGTGCGTTCTGATTATCATAAGTCTGACATCTTCTCTATGCTTACGACTTTGCCGCAACGTGCGCAAAAAGATAACGAGAATACCTGAGTGAATTGGCTAGACCTGCGAACTGGGATGTGTCCGCAAAAAACGCACGCTAACCGGCGTAGCAAGAAATCGATCATCTGGTCTGCATCTGGTATTACCGCTTTAACGCATGAATTTCATCATGGCAAGAAAAAAAGCGCGAAGTCGTTAAACCTCGCGCTTGTTCGCCCCGGTATGGCAAAGAAAATTAGTTGGCAGGTTGAACCGGTGGTGGGTTAGGTTGTGGTGTCGGCGGAAGTTGTGTAGCTGGCGAAGGCTTTGGAGCAGGTTTCGGTTTTGCTTTGCCGTGGATAACCTTAGCCGCTGCTTTTTTCTTCGGCATAAACCTACGAGCTGTATTTCTTCTGCCCGATGACCCAGCAATCGATTGCTGAATTCGCCGTGGCTGATCCAGTGATAAGCCAGGTAAGATAGAGAAACTTGTTCGGTCCCGCGGTCGCCCCTGTCGCGCCGAATGCGCTCGAACGCAGATCGATGTTGGCGACGTTGTTCGCTGCAGTCGTGGAAAAGTTGGGCAGGTTTAGGACCCAGTTATTAGCGTTGGAAACGTTCGTGTCAGGCCCCGCTTTCAACGATGGCACGATAACCGTTCCCCCTACGCCCGTCCCGCAGGTCGTAAGAACCGTGAGGTTGCCCTCGTAATCAGCAACGTTTAAACCGGCCGAGCCGGAATTCGTGTTGATATTGGTTACGTTCTGGAGCTGCGAAATGGTTAACGCGCCCGTATAATCGACTGCTGCTGTTGCTGCCATAGTTTAGTTTCCTTTTGCTGTGACCAAAGTTGCTCGTGGAAATTCGGGATGGCATTGAGTGAGATGCAACGCCGTCCACTTATCGAATTCGTGAATCTCCCCTGCTTTCCCGATTAGTTGATCTTGCCCGCGAGGTTCGCTCGCGCCGCGAACTACGGTATCGTGCAGGAGTTTAACTTTAAGCGTGTGTGCGTTTGCCATATTATTGTCCGGCTGAATCGGTGCTGATTTCAAAAGCGGTGGGATGCCTGATTCCGCAATCTACCCATTGATGCATGGTGACTTCGATCTGCTCGGATTTCTTGAGGCTATAGGGATCTACAACCACATCCAGACCGGCCCATCGCGCGGCGATAAAGTCACTCCATACGCCATAGATCGATTTGTTGCCGGGAAGATTGTTGCTCATGGTCGCCGGATATCCGATCACCATGTTCTGAGCATCCCATAGTGGCGAAGCGGTGTTCGCGTAGGCGACTGTAGCTTTGAGTTTTGCGCGTGCTGCAGGAGAGAACAACCATGCCAGCGCACCGATGTCGGCGTTCGCTGTCGCAATGTCGCTTTCCTGAGTCAGAAGCTTGGCGAGGGTAGGAGTGGCCGAATAGGTGATGGTTCCTACTCCGGGAGTATTCATTATTCCCTGCGGTTCTCCGGCGATCCCGGCGCCATTAATATAAACGCGGTCGAGTTCGACTGCCATCGCTGCAACCAAGTCTTCGCGGACGAATGCTTCAACCGATAGACTTGCCTGATTCAAAAGCTGCTTCGTATAGAACGTGTCGGCGCCGAGTCTATGCGGAGTGAGCGTCAACTGCCCGAATGCCTGCGTGCTGGCCGTGACCGTCGCGCCTTCTGCGAGCCAATAGACCGTGCCGGTACCTGTTACCCTCGGGATGGCAACGTTATTGACCAGACCATCCAGATTGCGAATGCCCATGTTTGCGACGGTTGTTTTGACCCGCAGATATTCAATCAGAGAACCGGTGAGCAGATCGGTTCCGATCAGATAGCCACCTAGGTTCTGGACGCTGGCCTGTAATCCTCGCTTCAGAGTCCTGAATTCGCCCATGATGCGGTCCATCGCTCGGCTGTCGAGGTCGTGATCTTCAGCCATACTCGAACGGCTCATGTCCTCCGGTAGCGTGAAACCTTCGCGGTTATCCAGAACGCTGTCGCCAGCGGAACGAAGTTGTTCTCGCGCGGCGTCGCACGCTTCTTTCTCGATGCCGGTAATGCGCCCGTTATTAACGAACGCTTCCAAAATCAGTTTACGAACCGAGAAACGTTTTCGGTCGCCTTTGCTCATCCCGATGGAGTTGTCGGGAATCTCAACGTGTTTGACAGGATCGAATGCGTTAAGAGCCTCGGTGCGAAACTCCTCGAAGTTGGCTTCGCCCATCAGATGCTTCTGAGCGACCTTTTGTGATTCCTCGCGCCATTTCGGGTTCTTGATGGCTGCAACGAATTCGTTGATCTTTTTGCAGCGGGATTGGAAATCTTTTACCGCATCTCTGCGTTCGTTTTCCACATCGATATTCGACGTGGGATCAGTTACGGTTGGTTCAGGCATATTCGTCTTCGCTTTCGTGTTTCCGTTTTTGTCAACGGTTCCGACTTCTAAATCTTTGGTTTGCAGGTCACGACCCATGCCTACGCTCGGATCGGCGGGAACCGTGACCATCGAGACTTCATGTGGCTCCCAATCGGTTGCGGTAAACGTCTTTTCGTCCTTGGACTCCTCCATCTTATGGATTTCGTAACCGATGGACGCTTCTTGTAGGATTCCGTCTTGAATGTCCTGAAATTTCTCCTTGGCCAGCGGAGAGTTTCCAAATTTTACGGTGACGTTGAGTTTCTGTCCGTCAACGCCAGCCGACATTACCCGCCCGATATGAGCGTTGCGGTCGTGATTAAAAAGGAGGGCGCCGGCCCGGTTAAGGCGATTGAGTCGCACGGCGCCATCCTTGTGAGACAGGATCTCAGTTCCGAAAAAACGTTGATATGGTTGATCGGAGGAAACTGAAAGCGTTGCGGTCCTTGCTTCAGCGTCGATCGGGCCGAACTCGGCAGATCGAAACATCGCTGCCGGAATCTTGATCGTGCTCATCGCCTGTAAGGCGAATGTCAATTATCCTATTGATTTCACTAAAGCCCCTGCTACCCAATAACCAGCGCCAGCGATATGCGGGTCCGAATCAGGGAAGATAGGATTAGCCAGCAACACATCGGCATAGGTAGGCGTGATCCCAGCGTTATTGTAGACAAGACGTGAATCAACGAGCGTGATTGAGGCAGCGGCATTGAGACTTACAACGCAATTCTTTACCGTTACTGCACTTCCTGCTGAATCAATCATTACAGGAGTATAATTAGTGCTTGGACCGTTGATGTTAATGGCGAAACCCGGCGCACTGATATTTCCTTGAAGTTCAGGATTTCCAAAACAGAAAAGAGTGATTGGACCGGCTGAATTTGTAATATCTCCTACTAGAGAACTTATGATTTCCACACTTATTCCGGCCGCTGATGCAGCCGATATAGCTCCACTGTTGGCGGCAACATGCGTTAGAAAAATCGAGACCTGATTTGTGGGTTCGGTGCAGGTTAGACTGTTGTATGGCGTTGAATTCAATCCAGCGCCCAAGAACATTAGTAATTGAAGCGATGTTGTTACGTCCTCAGTGAATGAGTTATCACCTACGTCAATCGTAGGATTACTGAAACTTCCGGCCTCAATCGCGTCTATAGCTCCCTGAACGGTAAGGAATGGTTTATTGAGGTCGCCAACCGATCCGGTCGAATCACTTCCAGTCGGATCAACGCGCGCGATGTTGGATGATAGAAATGATCCTACGAAAAGATTTACGTTCGCTTTCTTAGTCGTTCCTCCCTGAACGATTGGCACAACATCCGGAGAAGCGATTGCGGTCGCTACTGGCAATTCTGAAATCTTCGTGTCGGCCATTTAGTCCAGTTCGATTGCAGCCATAATTAGGAATTCATCTTCGGACTCGAAATCATATTTCGGCCTGAAATCGTGCGGTGCCCAATATGGATATTGCTTTTTGTAAACTCTGCCGGGACGCAACGTATCGGGAATGAAGCATTCAGTAACGAGAAAAGCATCCCCTGATTCCGTGACAAGTGGATCGCCCAATTCGGTGATTAAGCGTCCACATTGCATTTTAATTCCATCGCAGCGTTGCGCCAGCGTTTTGAGCTTCAAGATCGAGCATATATTTGCTATTGAGTTTCAGCGTTCCGCTTCCTGTCTCGACCAGATATCCATAATCCGTTGCAGTGACCAACCATGCGCCTCCAGATCGGCCTCCTTTGGTTGCTCGAACGGGCTGCGTAGGCGGTACCGGAGCGGTTTGGGACCAGACCTGTTTCCAGACAGGATTCCAAATGTCCTTCCAATTTATCCCAATCGTCATACGCCAAACTCAGTTCCCGGTTGTCCGTCGCCGGTAATGGTCGTGCTATTAATGCTTTTCGTGTTCGCATCCACCTGATTAGCGACCGTGAATGCGAGTTTGTCGGTTTGTGTCTTGATTGATGTGATGTCCGCGTTGTCTGGAGCGGTGTAGTTCACAGCTAGAAGCGCGCTGTCTGTCCCGCGCATGTTGGTAGCGACCACATTTCCCCCTGATTGAAGTGCGGTCTTTGCTGCGTCATAAGCCGCAGTAAGCGTCATAGCATCTCCGGCCTGTGCCGCAGTCTTTGCGGGATCATATCCGCTCACAAGCGAGAATCCTGTCTTGTCGCCAACCAGCACGCTCGCGCCGATGTCGCGCGCTGTTTGCGCTGTTCCGGTTCCTGTTGGTCCGACTTTAACCATGTTCGAATCGGAGAGGCCTGTTGAATCGATATTGATTGTCCGTCCTGCTGTCGTAGGACGCAGGGCAGACCGATTCTGAATCGAGAAATAGCCTACGACTTCCCCGACAATCGAAACGCTGTCTGCTGTGCCGGTAGTTACGACAACGGAAAAATCATGGGCGGCAGCGTAGAAAGTTCCATCCTGGGAAGTGTCGATCTTGACCGAAACTAATCCGGCGACGTTATCAAATCCGGTTGTGAATGTGACCGTAACTCCCGCTGTGCTTTGCGTCGTGTTATCATCCTTGTAAACCGAAACCGCCAGATTTGCGGAGGTGATCGGCGCGCCGGTAGAAAACTGTCGGGTTGTAAAATGGAAATAGATGATTTGGCCGACTGCAATATCGCCTAAATTCATGCCGCTAACCCTCCATGCCCTGCGGTTCTAATTCCGCCACCGCCTGCTGCTGCTTGGTCGAATGTTACAATCAGCCCAGCGTATCTATTCGGTCCCAGACTGTGATTTATGTTAGCAATTCTACCGGCGGACGTATTAACAACGGCATCTAGGTAGCATATTCCTTTATCCACATTCGATCCCCCATTGTTGTTAGTCATAGTCGAATTTACGATGCTAAACGGCGCAACATTATTGAAAGCCCAATTTGTGTTCTGCGTTGAACTGTTTGTCTTTATTCCGATCACTCCTACATAAAGAGCGTTCGCGTTGGAGTTGGTGAGATTTCCCGTGTTCGCCGCATTGGTCGCGATTGTTGCAGCCGGAGTGGGTATGCCATCCGGTAGAATCAGAGCGCCGCTGTATTCCACCGCTACCGCTGCAACTTCATTCAAATTGCCGCCGGTGAGCAAGGCAATCGTTATTACCGTGTCGGCTCCGGTCATTATCCCATAGAAAATTTGGGTCTCCACGGTTGCACCAGTGGCTTCAATCGCACCCGGGCTTGCATTGTAGAATATTCCGTGAGCTGAAGTGACTTTAATCGGGGCCAATGCACCGCCGCAGACCCCTACGATCACCGTATTCCCAGCCGTAGTAGCACTTCCGAAAGTGAGGGCTAGTGAAGAGATATTTACCGGCGCTCCGGTGTTGTTAGATGTAGATTGAACGCGCGCGATTGCCATTTATTCCTTTTCGATGTCCATCCCGCTAAGTTTGCCGTCGCCGTCGCGCTTTACCTTGATCGCCTTCGTCTTCGGGATCTTGATGTCGTTCTTGATGGCAACGTTTGGAGCGGCCACGTTCACCACGACATCAGCCGGTTTCATTTCAGGCATCATCACTTTGGCGGCAGCAACGTGAACGACAGGGGATTTCTGTTCTGGGACATTCACGATTGGAGCTTCGACCGTTACCTGCGTTTCTTTTTGCTCGGGAAGATTGATCGTCATGTTTGGAGCGGGAGTAGGGCGCGACATGGCTAGAAACTCTCTGAAGTCCTCTACCGTTAGCGATTTGGCAGCAGGAGTCGTCGGCGCCGCTGGCTGATTGTCTGCTGTGTCCTGCGCTGGCTTACTTGGAGGGACTTTTCCTACCGTCGGAACGACGTCGAGTCCCAATTCCTCTAGCAAAGCTTTCTCTTCTGCCAGTTCGAACACGATCTGCTCGAAATCGGCATCGACGTCACTGTCCTCGATGACGCGTGTTCGGCTTGTGAAGTTGTTTACGACCTGTAGTGCATTGGCTTGAACTTCTTTCTGTGGATCTACCCATGCCCATCGACGCCCGCGGAAGATTGGTTTGTTGAACTTGTCGAACTTAGCGAGCGGTAGCGGAATCGCTCCCGTCATCAGCGACATTTCAAGCCAATTCTCGAAGATTGGACGCTCCGCAATCTCGATGTCGAATTTCTGGATGAGTTTCCACAGCTCGCGTTCATCCAGCATCCCCAGACGACCACTTGAATAGTTCACGCCTTCAAGATCGTTGGCGATGATATTGTAATTCGCGCCTGGCATACCGGCGCACCACGCGCGCAACATTCCTTTTCGGAACAGATCGAAATTGCCATTCGGATGCTTTGGATCGAGCAATGTGCCTTCAACACCCCATGGCAGACCGAAAGACCCGCCAGGTTCAGCACTCATCTCGGACTCCTTAGTAGGATCAGGTCTATCGCCTACTCCCGTTCCTCCGCTTGGGTCCAGTGTGGAAGTGAATTGGAATACCTTACAAGCTGAAACGCGAGCTGCTACGACTTCGCCTTCCTCATATTTGTCCAAATGGCGAGATTTAATGATCACCGGTGCGCTCCACGGCGCCGGCCGCGTTGAATCTCCGTCGATATATCGAGCGTAATGGATGATCTCTTCGGCAGGTATGCGTGTGTAAACCTTGCGATCGCCCATCGATCCCATTGCCGGAGTGCCAAACTGCCAATCCATCGGAGTGCGGGTGATGAAATAATAAGCCGTGCGCTTACCCCACTTATCCCGCTCGATGCCCATTCGGATTTCGTTGCCGTTTTCGAGCTTCGTAT